GATGGTTTCATGCGATTCTGGCGTGAACACGTCACAGGCAAAAACAAGTTGGCTATTGCAGATCAACTAAATTGCACTTTACCAGGAGTACGAATGAGTGGTGAAATGAACACTTCATTAGGAAACGGTTGGTGCAATTTGGTTTTATTCATGTTTGCACTGTACGAAAATGGAGCATCTTGGGATGACATTTTTGGGGATGATATTGCAGGTTTTGTTGAGGGAGACGATGGTTTATTCCGTGTCCCTCCAAAATTTTCACCCACTACAGAGCAGATGGCATCATATGGATTTAACCTAAAGGTTGAGACTACTCCCGACATTACGGAAGCATCGTTTTGCGGCCAGGTATTTGACCCACTGAATGAGGTGGTTGTAACAGATCCTGGCATGGCATTAATGAAGCTTGGTTGGGCAGGTAGGAAATATCTGAATTCTAAAACAACTTTACTCGATGAGATATTGCTAGCAAAAGCTCAGAGCACATTATTCCAGTACAATGGATGTCCGCTCATAGCACCAGCATGTCAGAAGATCATTGAAGTACTTAAATCTAGAGGCGTTCTCATGACCGAGAGAGCAAAAGCAGCCTTTAGTTGGTATGAACAGCCATTAATTGATTGCGTTTATTTATTGAACTGGGACATCAAGCCAGTCGCCACATCAACGAGACTTATGATCGAAAGACTGTATGGCTTTAGTGTTGATGACCAAATCTACAATGAACAAATATTGGAGAATTGGCAGTATGGTGACACCTTGATGTTAAGATTTCCATCCAGTTATGATAAATATGCCCAAGCCTATGATGATTATGTGTTGTATCCGACACATGTAAATCATCGGGCCAGGGAGCTGCACTACAATCAATTAGGCGAATTGTACCAAGAATGCGAGAACGAATTACCTGCATTCTAAAAACAAAATCATTCATTTGATACTCCCCGTTATAGGAGTTATATGAACGTTGTAAAATTGACGGCTTACAACACTTATTTTCTTTTCCTTCACACCGAGATTGG